ATCCTCGAGCTCATGGACCAGGTGACGGCGCTGAAGGAAGCCGCTGGGGTGACGCCCGCGCATCGGTGCGCTTACCCGAACTGCCTCGACGGCGGCGGGCGGTGTCACGCGATGTTCAAGGGCGAGTGTGCTGGGCCGCGGGCATGACCCCCGACGCCTACAAAGTGATGGTAATGGCCGTCGAGACCGGCGTCGCGCTCGGTGTGCGGCGGGCGTACAAGCACGACGCGAAGCCGAGCGATGAGGCGATCATCGCGGCGGTCGAGCGGGCGGTCATCGACGAGCTGTGCGAGTGGTTTCGATTCAATGAGGAGCACAAGACATGACCACGATCAACGACGGCGGCCCGGCGTTTCCGATGCACCCAAACTCTTGGGAGTACGGCATGACCCTGCGCGACTGGGCGTGGATCGCGGTGGTGTTGTCGTGAGCCACATCACCCTGCCCCGCGCTGTGGGGCTGCACATCCGAAACTCGTTGCGTGGAATCGTCAATGCTTCGGACGATGATTGCGGCGAGGAAAAATGCCGGGAGTGCGCCCCGGTTCGCGTGGTGCGTAAAGCCCTCGCCGCCCTCGACGCCGCGCTCGCGGAGCCGGACGCCATCTGTTCTGCGAAGGACAACGAAGCCGCGCTTGAGCGCGTTGCCAACAGGGTCAAGCCCGGTCAGGTAAAGGGACTGCTTCCCGAGCCGGACGCCACGCGGGAGCCTGCGACGGATGAGCAGGTAACTGAGGCGTACATATCACCCGACATCGACGGACGATGGCGGGACTTTGAGTTAGGTTTCCGCGCCGCCGAGCGGTTCCACGGGATCGGGGGGAGCAAGACATGACACGCGAGGACATCATCAAACTTGCGGAGCCGGTACACATCCACACCTGCCCCCCCGACTGCCAGAAGCCCCTGTGCGTGAACAGGCGGCGCGAGATTGCGGCAGCGGTCGAGGCCGAGCGGGAGACGATTTGCGAACTTGCGGATAACCTGCTGCGCACTTCGGACGCGGTAACGCTGATTGACGCCATCCGTGCGAGGGGGAGCGATGGAAAAGCCGCCTGACTTCGACGCCTTCTTCCGGCTGCTGCGCGATGCGCTCATCGTGTCGTCGGTCGTGCTGCTGTTCTGTATCCTGATCGTAGAGGTGATGTCGTGACAGAGTTTCTGCTGAATATCGTGCTCGGGGTGTACGCCGTCCTCGGCGTGTTTGTCCTGGGCGTTATTCTGGCGTTCGTCTTCTCGGATCGTCTATGAGCGACCCGATCAACCCGGCCCACTACCGCGTCGGCTGCATCGAGTGCATCGACGCCATCGAGGCGCAGCTTTCGCCGGCGGAGTTTCGCGGGTATCTGCGCGGGCAGGTGGCCAAGTACAACTGGCGGCTCGGGCTGAAGGATTCCTTCGACCAGGACGCCAGGAAGCTGCTGTGGTATGCCTCGCTACTGGCCGGCGTGGACCCGAGGAAGCGTTAGACCGCCTCGCCGCGGAACCACGCCGTCCCGTTGTCCACCACCACGATCTCAGGCGGGAGGAGCCGTCCCTCGCGGAACGTGAGCACCGCGAAGCCGCTCGCCCAGTTGACCGGCCCAGCCTCGACATAGGTGAACTGCGGGCCGGTGATGTCGGCCATCGTGCCGGTGTCCACGCCGTATCTACGGCCTCGGTAGTCGGCCCAGGGCGTGACCTTGAGCTGGTGCAGGTGGCCGTGGACGTAGGAGACGCCCGCCTTGAGGGTCGAATTGATGGCGGCGTGGATGCCGCCGACGACCGGGCGGTGACGGATGCAGGTCCACCCGTCGGTGCGGGCGTTGAGGTGCAGCGCCCAGCCGGCGCGCCAGCGGGGCAGGAAGTCCAAGAGCGTCGAGCCCGGCATGCCCTCGACCTCGGAGACGCGGCCGGAGAGGTAGTTCTCGAAACGTGCGTCATGGTTACCAATCGTGCGCACGAGCTTGGCCTTGCCTGCCGCTCGCTCGATCTCGGCACAGCGATCTTGTACGGTGTGGATCTCGTCCTTCAGCTGCGGCTGCTGCTCCCACATGATGCGCGGGTGTCTCGAGATGCGAGCGCCGTCGAGGATGTCGCCGTTGAGCACGACCATCGCGGGGCTGAGCGCCTTGGCGAGGCGGCAGAACGCCTCATGCGCGACGGTGACGACCCCCGGCCAGTAGTGGCAATCGGAGGCCACCAGCACCACGCCGTTGGTGATGGTGTCGTGCATCTCGCCCTCGTACTTCTCGGCGCGTTCTGCGGCGAGGGCGTTGGCGCGGCGTCCGGCGAGGCTCTGCTCTCCCGTGCCGCGGATCGGGTTGATTGCCTCGAGCGCCATACCGTATTTCGCCTCCATCGACCGGCGGCGGCTGTAGACGTTGCGGATGTTGATGCCGAGCGCTTTGGATACTGCCGAGGCTTTCTTGAGGCGTTGCCAAGCGGCGATGAACTCTTGATCCGATGCGGTCAGCGGCACGGCTTGGCTCCCGAGTCGAAGGTGGTCAGGGACTGGTGAAGCAGGCTCGCCAAGTTGTCCACGAAGACCTCATCGTGTGTCAGGGGATGGTTCATCTCGTCGAGCAGGGCGTGCGCCCACTCGTGGCAGAATGTCTGCTGCAGCTCGGTGTCCCCCTGATCGCCGCGCAGGTCGATGCGGTGACAGGTCGGGTCGTACATCCCGACGGTGTCTTTGGGGTGCGGCCAGCGGGTGCGCGGCAGGATGCGCACGGTGAGTTGATGACCGTGCAACTGGAACCGACGCGGGATCTGCAGCCGCTCATGGCGGCTGGTGCGGTCAGTCTTGCGACGAGAGGAGGCCTGCTGCTGGGGCATAGGTTGCGATCCCTCGAGCGCCGGGCGACAACAATGCGCGCCTGGCAAGCGGCGACTGTATACCACGCATCAGGTATCGCTGGATAGCCGGGCTCTGATACATGCGCGCGGCGCTCCTTGGGGCCAGAAGGCCAAGGCCGCCGAGTGCGGCCACGCCGAGCACGTTTTCGGGGGACTCATTCCCTTGGACGAGGTTGTACCCGAGAGCGGCCGCGGCCGGTAGCATGGTCTGCCCGACGGCTTGGATGGCCGCGCGCGGGGTCGTGCCGGACTGCGGCATCGTCTCGCGCATGGTGGCGGCGCTACGCGCGAGGCGCGCTATGTCGGCGTCGCCTCGGTTGTAGAGGGCCGCGCCACGCTGCCGGGCGGTGCTGGCGGCGCGCGCGAGCGCGGCGGTGCTCACGTCGCCCGTCTCGCTGGTGCCGATGCCCTGCTCCAAGAGCTTGAGGTTGCGGTACTGCTTGCGCGCCTGCTTGATGGCCGCCGCGGATTCCGGCCCTGCGGTGCGCTCCAAGGCGGAGTCGATGGTTTCTCGTAGCTGTTGCGATACACCGGCGAGTGTTTTGTCATCCCTGCCCATGTTTGCGGCCAAAGTGCGGATGCGCTGATAAGCCTCGCCTGAGATGCGGTCCTGATCGTCTACCTTGCTCAAGATGTTGTTGAGCTGGTTGCGCAGCGGCGCAAGCTTTGCGGGCTCAAGCGTCATGCTCGCGGCCTCCTCGAGCGCGGCGAGCTCGGAGACCATGCGGTCATCGACCTTGATGCGGTTGTTCTTGGCGATGCCGTCCATGACGGCGCCGATGCGATCGTCGGCGCGCGCCAGCACCTCGGGCAGCGCTGCGTCGCCCTGCTCGCCGATGAGGCGCAAGGCGGCCGTGTTGAAGGCGCTCTGGGTCTTCTCGGCGCCCTTCTTCATCACGCTGGCCGAGATGGGGTTGTCGGTCAGGAAGCGCCGCACGGCGCGCAGGTTCTCGGACCCCATGCGCTCGGCGATGTCCACCGGCACGCCGACCTGTTCGAGGCGCTGCGCTGCGCGCTCCACCTGCGGCGTGGCGGCGCTGGTCACGGGCTGCGCGATGCGCGAGATGCCGCGTCCGACGGCCTGTCCAACGGTGCCGCCGAGGGCGCCGATGGCCGTGGTGCTGGCGCGGCTCTCCTCCTCGGTAAGCGGCTGCGTGGCGCCGAGCAGTCCGCCGCCTGTGGCAGCGGCTCGGAAGGTCTGCGGCGCGGTGAGCGCGCGCGCGCCGGCGCCTGCGAGGCCGCCTGCCTTGGCGAGCGCCGTGCCGGGGATCAAGAGCGACCCGATGGAGCCGGCGATGTAGCCGGCGCGGCCTGCGCCGCTCTCCATGAACGGCGCGTTCTCGGCGCGGCGGCGCTCCTCTTCCTGCCGCAGCCGCTGCACGGTCGAGGGCTCCACAAGCCCGACCGCGCCGCCGGCCTCTGCGCCGACCTGCTGCAAGCCGTAGCCGATGTCCTTGACGGACTGGAGCGCGCCACGGCCGAAAGCCTCGAGGCCGCCCATCTCGGGGGCGGCTTGTTCGCCACGCGCGCGGGCTCGCGCCCGCTCCAGGATTCTCTGCTGCTCTTCGTTCATCGCTTGGCTCCTGCGCGCTTGAATGCGGCGCGCTCAGACGGAAGCATCATCAGCCAGTCGGAGGCCGAGATGCCTTCGGGCTTCTCGTCGCTCAAGGTGGGCAGGTCGGCGGCGAGCCGCACCTGATCCTCGAGAGCGCGCATGATCTCGATGTTCCGCTCCTTGCTCATCCCAAGGGACGGCAGGGTGAGGCCGTATTGCGCCTGCTCCCGATCGGAAAGCGCACCCTCGCCGGGGATGCGCAGCGCCGCGCGCAGGCCGCTTGAGAGCTGTTCCTTGAAGGTCTCAAACTGGCGCGCGTCCTGCGAGTCGAACACCCGCCCCACCGCGCCGGTGATGCCGAGCGGGCCGCCCGTTGCCACCCGGTCGAGCTGCTTCTGCACGAGCTCGCTCGCGGCCTCGATGCGGC